TGGAGTAGATGTTTATGTCATCAATGGATCCGACGAAGGTAGATTCCTCGATACTGTCCGAAACAATGCGAAAAACTTTGCTTCGACCGTATCGCTTTCGTCAGATGCTAAACACAAAGTCATCATCATTGACGAAGCAGATAACACAGGAAACGACGTTCAACTCCTCCTACGGGCGTTTATTGAGGAATTTGCTGGAAATTGCCGATTCATCTTCACCTGTAACTACAAAAACAAAATCATCGAACCTCTCCACTCCCGATGTGCCGTCGTTGAGTTTGGAATCAAAGGAAAAGACAAAACAAAATTGGCAGGAAGTTTCTTTCGACGACTTCAACAAATCCTTGTCAAGGAGAATGTGGAGTGCGATGAGAAAGTCCTTGCGGAATTGGTTTCAAAACATTTCCCTGATTTCCGAAGAGTTCTAAATGAGTGCCAACGATATTCTGTTGGTGGGAGAATCGACTCTGGTATTCTTGCTGCTTTTTCTGATGTTGCTGTAAATGACCTTATCCAAAACCTTAAAGAAAAGAACTTTTCCGAAGTCCGTAAGTGGGTGGTATCTAATCTTGATAATGATGTCACTGTACTTATGCGTCGTATTTACGATGCTCTTTATAATGCCCTTGAAAACAATAGCATTCCTGCTGCTGTGCTTGTGCTTGCTAAGTATCAGTATCAGGCGGGATTTGTAGCAGACCAAGAAATCAATATGCTTGCCTGCCTAACTGAAATCATGTGTGAATGCGAATTTTGTTAGGGTTTGTATTTTTCTAACTTAGAACCATAGGTAGTTATTAGGTAATAACTGTCTCCAGTTATTTTCATACATTCTTTAATTGAATTGTATTCAATTCCCTTATAGTTTACTTTCCAAACTTTTCCATATGATTTTCCTTTCCTAGTTTTTCTAAATTTTTCTTTTGTTTCTTCCGAAAAACAATTTTTTCTTCCCTTATTCCAAGGTTCTTTTGGTCTTATAGTCTTCATATGTTCTTCACACTGCTCTCTTAATACTTGATACATTGCCCCATTCTTTACTGCTCTAGAATGACTCATATTCCAAACAGCAAAATACATTTTTCTTTTTGCTGCCCCAGAAGTCATTTTGAATAAAAGTAAATGGAGAACATAATGAACCCTTGGAGAAACTCTAACCAAATTTGTTTCTACATCTTGACCTCCCATACTTTTTGGAATAATATGGTGCTTTTCGGTAAAAACATTTTTATCATAAACTGAATATTTTTTGATTATTTCGTAATACCATTTTGTATATTTTGTATTGGAGAACATTTTATTATGACTACTATAAATATTTATAAAGAATGTGAGTTTGAGTGTGAATTCCAATGAGTAACTGGATTTATAATGAAGATGGAACTATTGAACCACATTCAGTTCATTGGAAACGAAAACTATCACCAACATCATATAGAAAATGGGATAATATAACCAAACAATATAAATATGTAAAATGTGGGTCTGAAGAGCATAAAAAAATCCTTCAAAATAAAGGTGGAGGTAGTAGAGTTTCTGTATCGCCAATTCAAGTTCCAAAGTCAATTGCCGATAAATGGTATTTGTCAGAAGAGTGGAAATTATGCCGAAGAGATTATTTGCGTAATTATTATAAACTTCACAAAAAAAGAGTTTGTAATTGTTGCGGAGAGACTGAAGATAATGTTAGAATGAATATCGACCATATCTATCCTGTTAGAAGATATTGGAGTATGAGATTAGAACACACAAACTTACAAAATATGTGTGAAATTTGTAATGCTGAAAAAGGAAACTTTATGGATGATGTAATTGCTCAACGAAGACTCATTAAGAAAGATGGAAAATGGGTAGTTCTTGAAGTTAAACAAGAACCTTTTGTTTGTCCTGATTGGATGAAGGATGATACTCCATTTGATTGGAAAGAGGATGAAAAACAATCTTCGAAATTAGAAATACTTTCTATAAAAAGGGAGTGTGAATTCCAATGAATCTTTATAAAATTGACTATAAATCTCTGAAGGAGATGCCAATCAAGACAACTCCTGATAACGTGAGAGAGGCAAATGAAGGTCTCTTTCTTGCTAAAATGACTCTTCCTGCTGCCGCAAAGCATTGTGGTATGACGCAGAAAGAAATGAAACTCACATTTTTTGAGTATTTGAAGTATCACAAACCTGACTATGAAATCTCTTAAAACACCTTTGCGTTATCCGGGAGGAAAGTCACGTGCTTGCGTCAAGATGGACCCTTATTTTCCAGACCTTCGCAACTATGATGAATTCCGAGAGCCCTTTTTGGGTGGAGGAAGTGTAGCAATTCATATTACCAAAAAGTATCCTAACTTGGATATTTGGGTCAATGATTTGTATGAACCATTGGTAAACTTCTGGCAACAACTCCAGATGTTTGGCAATGATATGAAAGATAAGTTGTTAGATTACAAGTCTAAGAATAGTACTCCAGACTTAGCAAGAGTGTTGTTTTATCACTCGAAAATTTTTATGAGAGAACCACTTCTTTCCAATCTTGACCGTGCTGTTGCCTTTTATATTGTCAATAAGTGTAGTTTTTCAGGTTTGACAGAATCATCATCTTTTTCTGAGCAAGCATCTAATAGTAATTTTAGTGTTCGTGGTATTGAAAAACTTCCTGAATATTCTAAACTAATTGAAAAATGGCGTATAACTAATTACTCCTATGATTATCTGATGGATGGAAACAAAGGTGCTTTTATGTATCTCGATCCTCCTTATGATATTAAGGATAATCTCTATGGGAACAAAGGATCAATGCACAAAGGATTTGATCACGATAAGTTTGCTGCTGATTGCGATTCTTGTGATATGGACCAACTCATTAGTTACAATTCAAACCAATTAGTAAAAGACCGTTTCAAGAATTGGAATGCTGCCGAGTTTGACCTTACATATACGATGAGGTCTGTTGGTGAATATATGCGAGAGCAAAAACAAAGAAAAGAATTACTGCTTTTTAATTATGGAATTGAAGGACTGGTTAAACTCGATCAATCAGACGAAACAGAATCTAATTGACGAAGACCCTTCACTTGAGAAGGAATATCCTCCTTATATTATCAATCGGTGTTTCTCAGGGCACATCGATTCGATTATGTATGCCAATGAAATGAATCAATATCATTTCCTTGCTAAAAAAATGCAATATGATTTTTTGCTAAATAGTCTGAGGAAAAAGAAGAGATTTTCTCCCTGGCTCCGACAAGATAAAATCAAAGATCTTGATTATGTCAAACGATATTATGGTTATAGTAATGAAAAGGCAAAACAGGCTTTGAGGATTCTTACTAAAGAACAACTTACTTTTATTAAATCGAAATTTGAAACTGGAGGAACAAAATGAGTGTCGTTCAAGAACCTGAAGTGAAGTGGACGCCCGACCAAATGGTTGAAGTGATTCTAAACGAACCTGATGATTTTTTGAAGGTTCGTGAGACTTTGACCCGTATCGGAGTTGCTTCAAGAAAGGAAAAGAAAATCTATCAATCGTGTCATATTCTTCACAAACAAGGTCGTTACTTCCTTGTGCATTTCAAGGAATTGTTTGCTCTTGACGGTAAGCACGCAAACCTGACTGTAAATGATGTGCAACGTCGCAATCGCATTGCCCAACTTCTTGCCGATTGGGGTCTGATTGAGATTGTTGATGTAAACAAGATTCAGGATATTGCTCCTTTGAATCAAATTAAGGTCCTTGCTTATAAGGATAAGGGAGATTGGATTCTGGAAACCAAGTATAATATTGGTGCTAAAAAGAAAAAGGTAGAGGATGCCGAATAATAATCTTGAATAAATAGTTGAACCTATTGAGACTGCAATTTCATAGGTAAGAATGGGTGCTCTTTTGGGCACCTTTTCTATTATAAATACTTATGCAGTCTCAATAGAATAGAAATGAACTACCTAAAGGTTTATTGTAACCTTATCAGGAAAGCAGAGGATAGGATTCCTCCTGAAGGTTATACAGAAAAACATCATATATTTCCTAAAAGTATTTTTGGGAGTAATAATAGAATTGCAGTACTTACGGCAAGAGAGCATTATATTGCACATCTTTTACTTGAAAAATCTTTCCGCAAAAGATATGGTAAAAATCATATAAAGACAAAAAAAGCACTCCATGCAGTTATTTACATGGGGCAAAAATATTCTAATAGTAAATTGTATGCTTATGCTCGTGAAAGATTTTCTAAACAAATGTCTGGTTTAGGTGCTCCACGATGTAAATTATCTGAAGAAGAAGTTAAAGTTATAAGATGGTATTATTGTAGAAAAAATCAATTTCCAAATATAAATCAATTTACATTATCAAAATTTTTTGGTATTAGTTTACATGTTATTGGAAAACTTATTAGAAAAGAAACTTGGAAATATATTGAAGATATAGAAATTTTGCCAAAGAAATATAATTATTTGCCTTTGCTTATTAAAATGGAGTGTGGAAAATACTACCTAGAAAAATGGTAAAAATAAAAAAATATGCTACTATATACTATGGATGCCGAAAGGGTCCACACAATCAAACCTCGCTTTTAAAGGAGCTACAATAATGACTAACCTCACAAGGTATACTGCTGCAGATCTTCCTGCTTTGATGGACAAGATCACTCGCAATAGTATTGGACTAGATGAATACTTTGATCGTTTATTTCATCTGCACGAAACAACTTCTAATTATCCCCCATACAATCTTGTTCAAGTAAGCAACGTAGAATCAAGACTTGAACTTGCACTTGCAGGATTCAAAAAGAAGGAAGTTTATGTCTATACACAAGATGGGAAACTATTCGTTGAAGGACAAAAAGAAGACAAAGAAACTGATGCCAACTACGTCCATAAGGGATTGGCTCAACGATCTTTCAAGAGAGCATGGACAATGGCAGACGATACAGAAGTCGCAGATGTATCCTTTGAAGATGGACTCCTCTCTGTCAACTTAAGGAAGATTGTTCCAGATCATCACAAGCGTAAAGATTATCTATAAATACAATTGAATATCGTTCGGCGCATGAGGAGCACCTGGCAAAATCCAGGTTGACTCCTCCTTTTTTTTATGGTATGATGGATTGGAGTAGGATTAACTATGGGAATTAAAATTGTAGTATTGAGAACGGGAGAGCAGGTAATCTCCAAAATTAGTGAAGTTTCTTATGAAGAAAAGTTCAAAGGGTATTTATTTAAAGATCCTCATTCTGTTACTATTAATCGAGGATCTTCATTTTTAGTTGAAGAAAATGATCAAGATAAAGTAGAAATGGTTCTTTCTCCTTGGATTCCTCTTTCATCGGACACTGAAGTTTTTGTTGTTCCTGATTATGTTGTTGCCCTTGTGGAACCAGTAGAATCCGTAAAAAATATCTATATTGAAAAAGTTGGAGTAGATTAATGATTAAGTGTTTAGTTTTACTTAATGGTATTAATTTAATATGTAAGGTTGAAGAAATAGATGCTGAACTTGGAGATCCAAATTGTAAAATTACTGAAGTTTTTTTGATTTCTGATGATAATACAATTTCTCCTTGGTTGACTTTTGCTGATCGTAAGGATCCTATTATGTTGAGATCTGAAAATATTTTAACAATTGTTGAACCCAGTAAAGAAACTTTAAAATATTATATAGAAGTTACATCATGAAAGTGTTAAGTATAGATTTGGACTACATTATGGGTCCAACAATTGAACTTTATAATGGATTATTTTTTGATCAGAACCCTTCCACACGTTGGAGAAATTTATTTGAAAGATCTGATTTTAGAGAAAATCATATTTTTATAGATCAATCAAATTTAATGTTTTGTTATAATACTTTCTTAAAAGCATTAAAGCATTGTAATAATGTTTCATTTGGGTATGATCATGATTATATTTTATATGAAATATCAAAATTTTCTGATATTGAACTAATCAATATAGATCATCATGATGATGTTTTTGCCGCAGACTATAACGATTCTCATCAGCAATTTTTGGAGAAGGAATATATTGAAATATTAGAATCTAACCGAATTCATGAGGGAAATTGGATTGCATGGTTGGCAAGTCAAAATAAAATAAAATCTTATACCTGGATTGGAAATAAGAATAGTGGAAACAAAATTAGAAATGATTTTAATTCTGAAATTGTTCCTAATTACTTAAATGTTGAGAAAGAAAACTATAACTTTGATAATTATAATTTCGATCATATTTTTGTTTGTCTTTCCCCTCAGTATATTCCTAAAAACCACTGGCATTATTTTTCAATGTTTATAACTGCCTTTGAGGAATTTACTGGAAAGGATGCTAATATAATATCTTGGTCGAATAAAAAATATGAAATGGAACTTCGTCATTCAAAAGTAACAGATGAGATTTTACACCAATGTTCAAATGGTCGGTGACCACTTCTTGGTTCGTGGTTATGAAAATGGACGACATTTTATGACCAAAGAGAAGTTTGACCCGACTCTTTTTGTCCCCTCTAATAAAAAAACTAAATATCAAACTTTAGAAGGTGAATATGTTGAAGCAGTCCAACCAGGTTGTGTTAGAGACTGTCGTGAATTTATTAAAAGGTATGAGGGTGTAGAAAACTTTAAAATCTACGGGAACACTGGATATATCTACCAATATATTTCAGAAAACTATCCAGAAGAAGAAATCAAATTCGACACTAACAAAGTTAAGATTACAACTTTGGATATTGAGGTCGCATCTGAAAATGGATTCCCTGATGTAGAGTCTGCGGCAGAGGAAGTGTTGCTGATTACTATTCAGGATTATTCCACAAAACAAATTCGCACTTGGGGTAAAGGTCCATTCACAAACAAACAGGATAATGTCATCTACAAAGGTTTTAGGACAGAACGTGAGTTGCTAGATGATTTCATTAACTGGTGGATGATTGAAACAAATACTCCAGAGGTTGTCACTGGGTGGAATAGTGAATTGTATGATATTCCATATCTTGTGCGTAGAATTGATAGGATTCTTGGTGAAAAGTTAATGAAACGTTTGTCTCCTTGGGGTCTTGTGACTGAAAGGGAAACATATATTGCTGGTCGCAAACACATTTCTTACGATGTGGGTGGTATTACTCAACTTGATTATCTGAATCTCTACAAGAAATTCACCTACAAGGCACAAGAATCTTATCGACTTGATTATATCGCAAGTGTAGAGTTGGGACAGAAGAAACTAGACCACTCTGAGTTTGATACTTTTAAAGACTTCTATACTAAGGGTTGGCAAAAGTTTGTAGAATACAACATCATTGACGTGGAACTTGTTGACCGTTTGGAAGACAAGATGAAACTCATTGAGTTGGCAATTACGATGGCATATGATGCCAAGGCAAACTATGCCGATGTATTTTCTCAGGTTAGGATGTGGGATACTATCATTTACAATTATCTCAAGAAGAGAAACATTGTAATTCCTCCAAAAGAAAAGTCTGAAAAAGATTCTAAGTATGCTGGTGCTTATGTAAAGGAACCGATTCCTGGAAAGTATGATTGGGTTGTGAGTTTTGACTTGAACTCCCTATATCCTCACTTGATCATGCAATATAATATCTCACCAGAAACTCTTCTGGATGAGAGGCATCCAAGTGTAACGGTCGATAAAATCTTAAATCAAGAAGTCACCTTTGAGTTATACAAAGATAAGGCAGTTTGTGCCAATGGGGCAATGTATAGCAAAGATGTGAGAGGATTTCTTCCAGAACTGATGGATAAGATTTATAAAGATCGTACTATTTACAAAAAGAAAATGCTTGCTGCTAAGCAAGAGTATGAAAAGAAAAAAACCAAGGAACTAGAAAAAGAGATTGCTCGGTGTAACAACATCCAAATGGCAAGGAAGATTCAACTTAACTCTGCCTATGGTGCCATTGGTAATCAGTATTTCCGTTATTATAAACTAGCAAATGCTGAGGCAATTACTTTATCTGGTCAAGTTTCTATTCGTTGGATTGAAAATAAACTCAATCAATACCTTAACAAAGTTCTAAAAACAAAAGAGGTCGATTATATTATTGCTTCAGATACTGATTCTGTTTACCTTAATATGGGTCCTTTGGTTGAAAGTGTATACAAGGGAAGAGAGAAAACTACTCAAAGCATTGTTTCGTTCCTTGATAAGGTCTGTCAGGTGGAATTTGAGAAGTATATTGAAAGTTGCTACGAAGAATTGGCTGAGTATGTAAATGCTTACGATCAGAAGATGCAGATGAAGCGTGAGAATATTGCTGAGCGTGGAATCTGGACTGCTAAAAAGCGTTATATTCTCAATGTATGGGACAGTGAGGGTGTGCGATATGAAGAACCTAAACTGAAAATGATGGGTATTGAAGCAGTTAAATCTTCTACTCCAGCACCTTGTCGTCAAATGATTAAAGATGGTCTCAAGTTGATGATGAGTGGCACTGAAGAAGATGTGATTAACTTCATTGATAAGTGTCGTGCCGAATTCAAAAAACTTCCACCAGAGCAAATTGCTTTTCCAAGAACTGCTTCTGATGTACGTAAGTATCACTCAGCATCTGACATTTATGTAAAAGGCACTCCTATTCACATTCGTGGAGCACTTCTTTTCAATCATTATGTAAAGGAGAAAAAACTGACTAATAAGTATTCTCTAATTGGTAATGGTGAGAAAATTAAGTTTATATACTTAAAAAAACCAAATATCATTCAAGAGAATATCATTTCATTCATCCAAGATTTTCCTAAAGAACTTGGTCTTGACAAATACATCGATTATGAATTACAATTTGAAAAGAGTTTTGTAGAGCCTTTGAAGTCCATTCTTGATTCGATTGGATGGAATGTAGAAAAAACTGTCAACCTGGAATTATTTTTTGCCTAATGGAATTACCTATTAATGATGAAGAACTGAATACTATTGTTAGTGCTATGCATCTTGGTGGAGATGTAGCACTTTATCAAAAACTTAAACTTGTAAAAGAACTTAGGGAGCAAGGTTTACCTTATAAAAAAATACTTCGTGAAGAATACGGGATGGTTGCGTAATGATTAAAGTAAAGTATCATCTTAAAGAGTTTCCAAACACAATACTCTTTAAGTTTTTTAAAACTGAAGATGCAATAGATATTTTTAAATCTCAAAATCCAGATTATGTTTTTATCGGAGATAAGTAATGGATTTTCTTAAAGAAATTGTAAAAGAGGTTGGTGGAGAGTATACCAAACTCGCTTCCGATATTGATGAGACAGAAACTTATGTTGATACGGGTTCATACATTTTTAATGCACTGGTTTCAGGTAGTGTATTTGGTGGTGTATCTGGGAATAAGATTACTGCTATTGCTGGAGAGTCTTCTACTGGAAAGACTTTTTTCTCTCTCGCAGTGGTTAAGAATTTTCTTGATATTAATCCCGATGGTTACTGTCTCTACTTTGACACTGAGGCTGCTATCACTAAATCTCTTCTAGAAAGTCGGGGTATTGATACTCAAAGACTTGTAGTTGTGAATGTTGTAACGATTGAAGAGTTTCGTGGAAAGGCACTTAAGGCAGTTGATATTTACCTTAAGAAACCTGAAAGTGAGCGCAAACCTTGTATGTTTGTGTTAGATTCACTTGGTATGCTTTCAACTGAGAAAGAAATTACTGATGCGCTGAATGATAAGCAAGTGCGTGATATGACTAAATCGCAACTTGTTAAAGGTGCATTCCGAATGCTTACCCTGAAACTGGGGCAGGCAAATATTCCTATGATTGTCACTAATCATACTTATGATGTGATTGGTGCCTATGTGCCGACAAAGGAAATGGGTGGTGGTAGTGGACTCAAGTATGCTGCATCTACGATTATCTATCTCTCCAAGAAAAAGGAAAAGGATGGCACAGAAGTTGTTGGAAACATCATCAAGGCAAAGACTGCTAAGTCGCGTTTGAGTAAGGAGAATCAGGAAGTTGAAGTCCGTCTATATTATGATGAGCGAGGTCTAGACCGATACTATGGTCTTCTCGAACTTGGTGAAGAAGTAGGAATGTGGAAAAATGTAGCAGGACGATATGAGATTGATGGTAAGAAGATTTATGCCAAACAGATTCTAAAAGAACCTGAAGTATATTTCACCGAAGAAGTAATGCAGCAACTTGATGCTGCCGCGAAACAACAATTCTCTTATGGATGAAGTTAATGATTTTATTCATATCTATGAAAATGCTTTAGAGTCTGATGTTTGTGATTTCTTGATTTCATTATTTGACCAGACAGCGGATAGGCATGAGAGATTTGAGAATGAAGGAAAACCAAACTTTACTCAGTTTAATCTAACTGAAAACAAGGAAATTTCTCTTGAAGTTAATAAAATTCATAATCATATAATTAAAAATGTTTTTACTTATCGTGATAAGTATTATGAGTTTATAGATGATAGAGTGTTTCCTACAGACCATGCATTTGAGCAATTTCGTATAAAGAAGTATAATCCTGGAGGAGAAGATCGTTTTGATACTCATGTTGATGTGATAGATTACCCTTCTGCACGAAGATTTTTATCTTTCATGTGGTATTTAAATGATGTCGAAGCGGGTGGAGAAACTGTATTTAAAGATTTAACTATTCAACCGAAGAAAGGGACATTATTAGTATTCCCACCACTTTGGTTGTTTCCGCATAAAGGAAATGCACCAATAAGTGGTCCAAAGTATATCATGAGCACATATTTGCATTATAAGTAATGGAAAGAATTGAAACTACAATCCTTAGAAACCTAATATACAATGAAGATTATTCCCGCAAAGTCATTCCTTTCATTCAACCAGATTATTTTGAGAGCAAATCCGAGAAGGTCATTTTTGAGGAGATTGTTCAATTCATTGTCAAATATGGTTCAGCAATCACCATCGAAGCACTCAATATTGAGGTAGAAAATCGCACAGACTTAACTGAAGAGCAAGTAAAAGAAGTCAGAGAAATCAATAAGTCTCTGAATGATTCACCCGTAGAAAAGCAATGGTTACTTGATACGACTGAAAAGTGGTGTCGTGACCGTGCCATCTATTTGGCACTTATGGAATCTATTCATATTGCCGATGGTAATAATGAAAAGAAGAATCGTGATGCGATTCCAAGTATTCTTTCTGATGCTCTTGCTGTAAGTTTTGATAATAATATCGGTCACGATTACTTACAAAATTATGAAGAGCGTTATGAGTTTTATCACAGAAAAGAAGACAAGATTGAATTTGATCTTGACTATTTTAACAAAATTACAAAAGGTGGTCTACCTAATAAGACTCTCAATATCGCTCTTGCTGGTACGGGTGTCGGAAAAAGTCTCTTTATGTGCCATGTTGCTTCTTCCGTCCTACTGCAAGGCAGGAACGTTCTCTACATCACTCTTGAGATGGCGGAGGAGCGAATTGCTGAAAGAATTGACGCAAACCTTCTGAATGTGCCAATTCAGCAACTGACAGATTTGCCTCGTCAAATGTTTGAGAATAAGGTCACAAGTCTTGCTAAGAAAACACAAGGCACTCTAATCATCAAAGAGTATCCAACTGCTTCGGCACACTGCGGTCACTTCAAGGCACTTCTGAATGAATTGTCTCTGAAGAAATCATTTAAACCAGATATTATCTTTGTTGATTATTTGAATATCTGTGCCTCTTCTAGGCACAAGGCAAATAGTTCTATCAATTCTTATTCTTATATCAAATCAATTGCTGAAGAACTTCGTGGTCTGGCAGTAGAATTCAATGTGCCTATTGTCAGTGCGACACAAACTACAAGAAGTGGTTTTGGGTCTTCTGATGTGGAATTGACCGATACTTCTGAATCATTTGGTTTGCCTGCTACTGCTGACCTTATGTTTGCTCTGATTAGCACGGAAGAGTTGGAGCAACTCAGTCAGATTATGGTGAAGCAATTGAAAAACCGTTATAATGACCCAACAATCTACAAGAGATTTATTGTTGGAATTGACCGTGCTAAAATGCGTCTTTATGATTGTGAGCAGACTGCTCAGAATGATATACTTGACTCTGGACAAGAAGAAGAGTATAATGGTTATGAAGACAACAAACCTAAAAAATCGTTTGAAGGATTTAAATTTTAATGGAAACTGCGAAACACGTTAATTTTGATAAGTATGCTGAGTTTGTAGATGCCGTAACTTCTGATGCATCTAAAGACTTTCTTTCTCTTTCTGATCGTCTAGTTGCTCTTGATGAGAAGGGTGCGAATATTGAGCGTCTTCTCACCGCTGCCGTTGGTATTAATGCTGAAGGTGGAGAGTTTATGGAAATTGTCAAAAAGATGATTTTTCAAGGTAAACCGTATACTGAAGATAACCGAGAGCACCTAATCATTGAATTGGGAGATATTATGTGGTATGTTGCCCAAGCATGTATGGCACTTGATGTAACTCTGGATGATGTCGTTGCTCGCAATGTTCAAAAACTTTTGAGGCGTTATCCTGAAGGTGCTTTTGATGTTTACTTCTCCGAAAACCGTGCTGCTGACGACCGATGACTAAAGAAAAACAAGTAACTCTGAAAATGGATGCTCGATGTGCTGCAGCAGTGCGTCAAATTCTTTTCGAATCACAAAAAGGATACACTTATGATGAAGTGAGTGTGCCTCCTCGTATTACTGATATTCGCACAGTAATTCAAGATCTCGATGACAATATTGGTGCAGTCTTAAATGTAAACTAAATATTTTTAAAAAATGTCTTTGATTGGCAAAAGAAAAGGAAGACCCACTACAAAAATACAGTTCGATGCTCTTCTTAAAAGATTTTTAGTCTTCCTTAAAAGAGAACTTCGTTTGACATATGATATTCCATATGTCTTAATAGAGGACTCTGATTTTGCAAAAAATAATAAGACTTTTGGAATGATGAGTGGAAATACTCTTTATATTAGTATAATCAATCGTCATCCTATAGACATTTTAAGAACAGTCTCTCACGAATTCATTCATTATAAGCAAGTAATGGATGGTAAAAAAATTAGTTCTCATCCTGGAAGTCCTGCTGAAAATGAAGCAAATGCTAAGGCAGGTGAGATTATGAGAAAGTATGGGAGACTTCATCCAGAACTATTTGACTTGATGCCTATCAGGTAATATAGTACTTTTACTGGGGATATAGCTCAGTTGGTAGAGCGCGGTCTTTGCAAGGCTGATGTCAGGAGTTCGAGTCTCCTTATCTCCATTCATGCCCGTGTACTCCAAAGGTAGAGAGAGTGGACTTAGAATCCATACAGTGGAAGTTCGAATCTTCTCACGGGTATTAAAAGTAAATAAATAATTATAATACAATTACTGTATGAATGCAGTAAGTAATAATACGTATAAAATGAAAAGTTTTTCTCAATTTATTTCTGAAGCAACTTCTGCATCGGTTCAAGCAAAGCGCCTTGGTCTAGTTGGAGATGGGCATGGTGGATGGTATAACAGAGCAACTGGTGAATTTGAGGCAAAAACTGTAGGGGGTCAATTAAAGTATTATAATAAGAATCAAATTATTGGAGCAAAAGATCCAAAACAAACTGAATTTGAAAAAAATATTCCCTTAGGATCTTCATATCCAGAACAACCCATTCAACAGCAGGTTCCTGTGGAACAGCAACCTCAAGAAGAAATTCCTCCAGAAGAACCGACAACAACTGTACCACCAATTCCAAAAACTAAAGGGACTCTAGTAATTGCATTTGGACGATTTAATCCACCAACTGTTGGACACCAACAGTTAATTGATACTGCTTCTATGGTAGCAATGGAAGATGGTGCAGATTATATTGTTGCACCATCTAGAAGTCAAGATAAAAATAAGAATCCTTTAGATCCTGATACAAAAATTTCGTTCATGCGGATGATGTTTCCAGATCATTCAGAAAGAATTGTAAATGATCCTAATTTTAAAACTATTTTTGATGTTCTCAAAAAAGCCCATAATGATGGATATACAAATATAAAGGTTGTTTGTGGATCAGACAGAATTAAAGAATTTGAAAGATTATCTAATGAATATAATGGTAAACTTTATCAATTTGATATGATTGATATCATCCCATCTGGAGATATTGATCCTGATGGGAATAAGTCTATTGAAGGACTTTCTTCATCTAGACTTAGACTTGCAGCTGTGGAAGGAGATTTTATAACATTTAGATCAGGTCTCCCCGCAGAAGTTAAAAATAAAGAGGCACTTAAACTATTTGATTTTGTTCGTCAAGGAATGGGTATAGAGGAAATACAACAGGAAGGGTACTATACTTGGAAAATTGCTCCTAAATTAGATCAACAGTCTTTGAGAGAAAATTATATTAGTGAAAATATTTTTAAGTTAGGAACTTTTGTTGAAAATTTAAATACTGGACTAAATGGTAAAATAATTCGTAGAGGAACTAATTATTTAATATGTGTGACGGAAGATGAAATAATGTTTAAATCTTGGATTAAAGATGTTAAAGAATCGTTTTCTGAAAAGTCGAAAAAAACTAACACTATTAGTATCATAAATAAAAATAAGAAAAAGTAAAGCATTAAATTGTTCTCATGAAAAAGCATATTGCTGAGGAACTTCCCGCAAGAAAGCATCCACAAGCACAATTGTCAGCACAATCACAAAAATCAGATAAACCTGAAAGAAATCAA